TGGCCACGACCATTATATTTTTTCGCTCGCTATGGCACACAACCTGCACACCGTGCATAAGTGTGCTACACAGTAGGTAGGAGTCAGCATGGCAAAACCACAATGGGCACCAGCCGAAATAGATCGAGTCATCACACTGCGCAGAGCAGGCACCAGCTGGCGCAAGATCCAAAAAGCAACAGGCATACCACAGAGCACCTGCAGGAGAATCTGTCAGGTGCACAGCGATTATGTACCGCAGCAGCCAGAGGCAGAGCCAGAGATCGAAGAATCGACAGCAGCACCACCACCAGTAGCAGAGCAGCCAGCAGCGCAGGCACCTAGCCAGAGTCCGAATGACCCGATCCAATTCAGACACGCCAAACTGGCAGAGCTAGAACAGGACATTATGCAGACACGCCAGCGTGGACAGATGCAGGTGCTGCCGACTCTCCACAGGCTACACATAAATCTACATGATGAAATACGCCAGATGCGTGCAGAGGCAGAAGATAGTAACGACATGTCACCAGACGAGCTGCTTAATAGCATTGTCGCAGCAGTCCACAGCCTGCCGCCCTTGCTACGCCACCAGCTGGATCAGCAGCTAGAAGCACACAATGTGGTGCAGTTTAAAAAGGCAGAGGAGTCGACAGGATGACTCTACAGGCGCTGCATAAACTGGCAAAGGGCCTGCAGAGTGTGGCGCAGGCTGATCCTCTGCGGTTCTGGTCACCTACACCAGTGCAGCAGCGGTATCTACAAGACGACAGCAAAATTAAGCTACTGCGTGGCGGTAATCAGATAGGAAAATCTGTCTGTGGTGCTGTGGAGGCTATCAGTTACTGCCTGCAGCGCCACCCGTATCTGCAGACGCCACCACCACCACTAGAAGTGTGGGTAGTCTGCCACAGCTGGGAGCAGAGTCGAGTACTGCAAAAAAAGATCTATGACCTCATACCACCAGCCAGCCTCCACGCAGATGTAGAATTTACGACAGGCAAAGGATTTAGAGGCACAGGCGCACCCGTTGTGCGGTTCAACAACGGATCTATTATGCGCATAAAAACCACGAATCAGGGCACACTAGGACTCGCATCTGGGACTGTGGATTATGTCTGGTGTGACGAGCCACCACCACCAGACATACTAGGCGAATTGCTAGGCCGTATCGTGCGGACAAATGGCAAAATGGGCATAACCATGACCCCGATCGGCATACCTTGCGACCACATAAAAGATCTAGTAGAGAAGGGCACCATAACAGACCACCCAGCACCTTTAAACCTAGAGAATGTGACTCCAGTAGGCACAGGAGTCCCGCTTTTATCGCAGGAATCTATAGATCAGGTGGCACAGTCGTATCTGCCTATCGATCGTGAAGCTCGCATGAATGGCAGCTGGGATGCTGGCGTACCAGATGGCCGAATCTTCGAGCAGTTTAGAGATGAGCTGATCAGTGATGTAGCGAATCACAAAGGATCTGAATGGATATTTGCGATCGGTATTGACCACGGATCGCAGGTTAATGCAGAGGTGGCCATACTGGTGGCTGTGGATATTTCAGACATGAAAAAAGGCGGCAAGCCATTTGTGTATGTGCTGGACGAGTACACAGCAGGTGGTGCCAGTGCAGAGGTACACGCCAGAGGCATAATTAGCATGGTGAGGCGTAACAAGCTGGAGCTAAAGCAGATCCGATACTGGATAGGCGATCGATCGCATGGTGGCGATAAGTATGGCGGCAGGATGTCAAATAATATGCTCACAGCGGCCATGTGCCATGTGCTAGGCTATCCAAGGGGGCGACTCCCGTTTGCTATTCGCATGGCACATAAACCAGCGTATTCTGTCTATTATGGCTGTCAGGCGTTACATGAGCTTATGGCTTTAAGTCGATTTCAAATACATCCAAAATGTGATAGAACAATCAAGAGCCTTAAAATGTGGGCCATGACTCGCAGTGGGCGCATGGATGTCATGTCAGAGTGGAAACACCTAATTGATGCTCTGCGCTATGCGACCATGCCGATTATAGATCAGCAGTACAGAGCGCCCAAAATGGCTAAATTCTCTTTAGGTAGGCAAAAATGAAAACAAGCGAATTTGGTATACCAGCTAAACCTGCTGCGCTAGACATGTACACACAGCGCAGATGGGAACACAGCGCACTACGCAGGCGTCTGCTAATAGGTGACTGGCAGCAGGATCTAGAGAATACACTAGCACAGCACATACCTAGTGATCGCAGGGCTGCGTGGGGCGTGTCGGATCTTTCGTCCAATGTGTTTAAATCATCTGTAGACGCTTTAAGCGCACTGTACAATGACCAGCCAGCAGTGGGCCTGCCTAGTGGCAGTGCAGATGCCAGCAGCTTGCTAGGCTCTGGTGGCTACCTCGATCGGGCTGGCCTCTGGCCCCTTATGCAGCGTGTGCAGTCTATGACACTTGGCATGCGTGAAATGCTGATCAGAGTTGATGTAAACTCAAAAGGGGACGGGCTTCTATTTCGCCCTGTGACTCCTGACATGGTATTTGCCAGAGCACCAGCAGGCGATCCAATGGTGCCAGATGTGATCCACGAGCTGCGCCTACGGTACACGAAAACTGGCGATCCTGTCTGGACTGCAGATGTATTTGATCTGCGAGATCTCAATAATCCGATTTACAGGATTCAAGAGGTCGACGCAGGCGGAGAGCTGGGCAGAGATGTGACAGGCGAGTACATGGCAGAGTCTAACTACTCTGGTGCAGCCTATCCCTACAGGCGTGCAGACGGGACTCCTGTAATACCGTACAGCATGTACCATGCCAGCATGACAGGTCATCTATTTAGCCCTTATGATCTCAGTGAAGCAGTATACGGCAGCCTGACAGCAGCATGCCTGTATACATTTGCTGTGCATGTCTTGAGAGACTGCAGCCACCCACAGCGCTACGTAGCTGGCCTGCAGCCTGCTGGTGCTGGTATTTATGACACAGACCTAACCGCACGCAGAGCAGCGATCGCCACAGATCCTGCTAGTATTCTGGTATTTCAGATCGACACAGAGATCGCAGGCGTAGGCCAGCCCATGATCGGCCAGTTTAATGCAGGTGCTGATCCTGTCTCAGTGTTTAGCAGTGTGACGCAATACGAGCGCAGAGTCGCTGCTATACTTGGCATTGATCCTAGTGATGTGCAAAAGATGAGCGGAGATCCCCGATCAGGCTATGCCATTGCGATTAGTCGATCAGGCCAGCGTGATGCACAGCGCAAGTATGCGCCCTTGTTCCGATATGGTGACCTGCAGACCATAGAGCTGGCTGCGATTATGGCTAATCGATTCCTAGGCCAGAGCCTGCCAGAGTCTGGCTACACGATCGAGTACCAAGCGATCCCACTATCAGACACAGAGCAAAAGGCACAACGTGAGGACTTGATCGAGAAACTAAGCAAGGGCTTGCTAACACCGATCGACGCCATAAAGGATCTTCATGTCAATATGACAGATGCAGAGGCTGTGGCGTATTTACGAGACATAAGAGCACAGCGTGCAGAGTTTGGATTTTAAAACAGGAGTAACAGACCATGACCACAAAAGTAATTGAAGGTGTCGAGTACATCGAAAAAAGCGCAGTAGATCAGATCGTCTCTAGCAGGCTAAATAAGCTGGCAGAGAAATTACGATCTGCAGAGGATAACGCAGCACAGCTACAGGCACAGCTAGACAGCAGCGCCAGCAGGCTAACAGAAGCAGAAGGGCTAGCAGGTACTGTGGCCGATCTGCGTGCGCAGCTGGAGTCTGCAAATAGTCGATACGACAGGCACAGCACGATCGCACAGATAGGCATTACAGATCCAGACCTGCGTGACGCTGTAGAATGGCAATTTGAGCGGAGCCAGCAGAACCTGCCAAAGAAGGACAGAGTCAACCTAGGCGAATGGCTGCAGACACAGATCAGCAGTCCAGACACAGCACCTGCAGTACTGCGCCCACATTTACAGGCTCTGACACAGCCAGCACAGGCCCAGCAGGCCACTGCAGAGGCACCAGCCAGCACACTGGCCAGCCAGAAGCCTAGAGGCGAAATGCAGGCCACTGTTAGCCCAGTTATGGCGCAGGCTTTAAATGTACAGGCGCCAGCGTCTAATGCCAGTGTGATGCAGGCACCAGATAACAGCACCAGTGCAGACATACTGCGCAGAGCACAAACAGACTTTGATTTTTATCGGGCTAATCGTGACCTTGTGAAGCAGCACGCACGCAAGGCACTTGGCCTACCAGCACCCACAAAATTCTAGGAGTCCAAAATGGCAGTATTAGACTATTCAACAATAAACGAGTATCCAACAGTAAAAGTGATCGCCAGTGTAGGCACCACACAGCAGGAGATCACACTACCAGATACAGCACGCACCATTACAGTAGGTGGTGACGCTATTATTTATCTAGTACTGTCTGGTGTATCAGATGGCGCTGCAGTGCCTACTGACAGAATCGAGATTCCAGCTAACCAGCTATTAGAGGTCAGCTTACCAAGTGGAAAAGTGCAGCGCATAGGATCTGTGGCGATTGCAGCAGCTTCTGGCACTGCTAATGCTCAATTTATACTAGAGGCTAAATAATGGCTCAATTCAAGTTTTCCACCGCAGCCGCTCCCAGTGCTGGAGCATGGACAGAAATAACTGCCGATGATTTAAGCACAGCAGCGCAAGGTTACACGACATTTAATCTAACATCTTCAGAAGAAACGGGTTTTGCACATCGCATTAATATTGGTGCGGATACTGGTAGGGCGGCCAATAGTGCGGATATATCGCAAAGTGGGATATTGTATTATGATACTGGTATATCCGTAGACGATTTAGGAAATGGCGATCAAAACACAGGAGTCATTCAGATTGAATTTGAACCCTTCGGAGTCGATAGTACAACCAGCTACAGAACTGATACCACCTATCCACAGGGCGTAATGTTATTTACCACATTGGCAACACCGCCTTTTACCTCTGGAGATATGGGCTACTTCGGGCATGGTGTGTTTTTTGTGCCAGCTGGTGCGGTTAATAATGCATATTATTGTTTTCCTCGTACAATGCGCACGACTTTAGCAACCAGCTTGCAGG